TTAATTAAATTAATAACGTTGTAAAAATTAAACAAGGAGACATTATATGCCACAAATCACAATTAATGAATTTGATCATACCGGTATTCCTGCTGGATATAAAGCATCAAACACTGTTTTTATTCCAGGACCTTTTGGCAAAGATATCACCGATGGAGATAATTCAAAACCAGTTCTTTGTTTCACAGTTGATGAATTCAAAGAAGTATTTGGTTCATCTATCTCAAAAGATATTGCTAACTATGAATCATGGATTATGGCTCACCAATTATTAAGAATTGGCTTACCAGTTCTTTATTGGGGAGGTGTTAATGTAACAAATAAAGCAACAGCTGAAATGATTTACGGAAAGAGAATTGATAAAATTCCTGGAGCATTATTTGATAAAGCTCTCTATGATGTAAGATTTATTACATCTGGTGCTATTAGCGCAGGATCAGTATTTAATTATACCGGTGATTCAACCTTAGAATCAGGAGAATCCGGCGAACCTGTAGAAGCATTTGATTATGTTCAATTAGCTCAAGAAATGATCAATGCTGCATATCAAAGAGGAGATGCTGTTGCATTATTAAGTACAGGTTCTGATGAATCAGTACTAAAACCAGAAGCTGTTAAGACATTAGCTGCTAGCATTGCTAATGCAGAATGGTTTAAAAATTTGGATCCATATGATCCATCAAAAGTAAACGAAGACGCTCAAGAAGCTCTTAAATTTGCAGCGATGTTTGCACCAGCTTGTGAATTCAAATCAATTGCTAAGAATGAAGAATTAGATTCAAATACCAAATTAATCTTACCTGGATCATTCACATATTTAACAGCATTTGCTAGATCAATCCAAAAGAATGCTTCATGGTTTGCAGCAGCTGGTTCATTTAGAGGTGTTTCACCATTTAGTTATGAACCAATCGTTGCTTATGGTGATGCAGCTATCAATGCATTACAAACAAGAAAAGAAGGCGATGTTTGCGTAGATACAATCGCAGAAATCAGACCATTTGGAAATCTTGTTTGGGGTAATAGAACTTTATTACCAAATGTAAATTGTGAAAATGAATCTGATGGTGGATTAAAAGCATCACACTTCTTAAATATCAGACATTTATGCTGTGACTTACATAAGACATTATATAGAGCTAGTAGAAAATATACATTTGAACAAAATGATGATATTCTCTGGGCTAACTATCAAGCAGAAATCAAACCTCTATTAGATAAGATGAGAAGCGGTAGAGGAATTCGTGGTTATAGAATTATTAAAGTGGCATCTAATAAAAAAGCTGTCTTGAAAGCTAAGATCAGAATCAATCCTATCGAAGCTGTTGAAGACTTCTATATCGATATTGAATTAACTGATAACTTAGATGTTTCAGTTGAAATTGAATAAATAAGGAGATAGAAAAATATGGCAGAACAAATTGGCACATATCACTTATCAGATAATCCTGAACTTTATGAAATTCAACGTAGTAACTGCTTCGAATTTCTAATTCATGATGCTGAATCATTACTTCAAGCAGGTGTTGATGAAGCTGATGCAGAAGCTGGAGATTATTTAACAGGTAATCAAGAAACAGTCAGATTATCAGTAGTTAGTTTCGATGTTCCACATTTCTCACAAGAAGAAATTGAAATTAGACGTGGTAACTCAAGAATGTATGCAGCTGGTGTTCCAACATTTAATACAGGAACATTAGAAGTTAATGATTACATTGGAGCAGGTACAAAATCAGTTCTTCTTGCATGGCAAAGATTATCTTATGACGTTACTTCTGAAAAAGTAGGACGCATGGGTGACTGGACAGACGCAAGCGGTGTTGTTCATCAAGGATATAAAAAGAACTGTGAATTAATTGAATATACACCAGACTTCACACAAGTAGTCAGAACTTGGGACTTAGTTGGTTGCTGGGTAAAAGAACTTAGTGAAGGTAAATATAGTATGGATGATGGTGGTAAAAAAGTTGTTACAGCAACAATTAGATTCGATAGAGCTATTCCACATCTTCCACAAGAAGAAAGAGTGTAATTAATTATTAAGTAAATAATAAAGATTAAGAGCC